GGGGCGGCACCCCCCCCCCACTGGTCCGCCCACCGCTGGTAGAGGGCCTCTTGGACTTCGCGCCAGACGGTCACCGCTTCGGCCTCGCCTTGGCGGCGCGAGCCGTGGCCGCTCGGCCCATGCGAGACGTGTAGGACGCGGCCCGGCTGTAGGTCTGCCGGATCGCCTTCTCGATGGCCGCCTGCACGAAGCCCCGGGGGGACTGCGACGAGTGGCCGTTGTTCAGGGCACCGATGTAGGGGACGTTGTTGGTCGAGAAGATCGGGCCGTCCTGATTCCGCCACGAGAGCAGTTCGTTCAGGCCCTCGGCCGACTGCCGGGCGCGGGCGCTGATCTGGGCGGGCGTGGGGTCCTTGACCGTGTCGGCCGAGGGATCGACGAACGGCTCCCCGACGCTCGGGACCCAATTAGCCGACGCCCAGCCGGTGTCGATGGGGGTCCCGAGCGGGGGGCTGTCCCGCAGGTTCGCGTTGACGTTCTGCGCGAGGGCGATGATCTCGCCCCGCGTGTAGTTCTCCAGATCGGCGACGATGATGTCGATCTGGCCGTCCATGGTTAGTCCGAGCCGCTGTCGGCCGCGCCTTCACCGGCCAAGCCGTGCGCGTCGCCCTGAACGCCCGTGTCAGCGCCAACGGCGTCCCCGGCGGTGGTTGCGCCGGATTCGACGATGAGGCCCTGATCGCCCGTTCCACGGCTTTCCGCATTAGTCGCGTTGTCGAGGGCGGCCTGTGCGCGGCGCTCCGTGATCTTGCGGATCAGGTCCGGCTTGTTGTCGTCCGTCTCCACGGTGACGCTCTCGCGGGCCGCGATGATGAGCAGGTCGTCCTTGGTGACCTTCGCCCCGGCCTTCTTGCCGGCCTCGGCGTCGTCCTCCTGCCAGACGAGCAGGTCGGCGGTCGGCTCGGTGTTGCCGTCGCGCATGGCTTCGAGCGCCAGCCGGGCGCGCTCCTGCTCCGGCGTCTCGACCGGGGTGGGGCGCAGGTCGGTCGCGTAGGCGGCGGCCTTGCCGTTCCACAGCCGGCGGGCCAGTCCCTCGTCGACTTCACCGGGGGCGCTCGGCTCGTCGGTGATGACCAGCGGGGTGCCGACCGGGAGGTTGTGGCCGAGGACGGTCTTGAACGAGGCCATCACGAGAGGGCGCTTGGGATCGAAGGTCATGGGCTGCTCCTGCGTTTTCGACTGCTGCTGATACACCAGCGGCCGACCCTCGGATAGAGAGCCGGCCGCGAGGCTTCCTAGAACTCTCGTTATTCGGAGGCCGGCTCGTTGCCGGCCCCGTCCTTCGCCGGCTTCGCGCCGGCCGCAGCGGCGACGTCGTCGGCCGCCTTGGCCGGGCCGGTCCCCGGGATCTTCTCGGCCGCGCCCTTGTGCGGGTCAGCGCCGTCGGTCTGCTTGCCGGCTTCCTCGCCGCCGGTCTGCTCGCCGCCTTCGCCAGTGCCTTCGCCCTGACCGGCATCGCCGCCCTCGCCGCCTTCACCGTTTCCGGCGTTCTGGTCGGTGCCCTCGGTGCCCTGCTCGCCGCCCGCGCCCTCGCCGCCGTCGCCCTGACCGCCGTCGTCTCCTTCACCCTCGCCCTCGCCTTCGCCGTCCTGGACGGCCTCGGGCTTGGGCGCGAGCGCGATGATTTCCTTCAGTCGGGCCTGCGCCGGCATCTTGCCACGGACGATCTCGGGTTCGTCGAGCCACGGAGCCGTGATGGTGTAGCGCCCACCCTTCGGGCCGGTCATCTTGACCTGCTCGGCCGGGGAGGGCTCGGCCTCGGGATCGGGTTCGGCGTGGTTGATCGCGTGGGCCTCATACTGCCGCTTAATGAGCCGGGGGCTGAAATCCTTCACCGGGAAGGGGTCGCCCTTCTTGAAGGTCTCGCCGGCAAAGATGAACTCCTTGGCGGCGACCAGCGGCAGCTTGATGTTGAACGGGGGACGATGGGCCACGGGCGCTCTCCTGATGGTGGGTTAGCGAGCAGGGGGCGACCCGGTTATCCGAGCCGCCCCCCGTTCGATTAGGCAGCGACCAGCGCGTCCTTGATGAAGACCGCGAGGTCGTCGCTGACCTTCTTCATGCCGAAGGCCTGCCGGACGTGGAAGTAATCGCTGTAGGCGCGACCGTCGCGACCGCGCGAGATGACCCCGCCGAAGTCGTTGGTCTGACCCGGGACGAGGCTGTCCCACGCGAACGTCGCGATGGCCGTCGGGCTGTCGATGGTCGGGTTGGGGTCGATGTAGCCCAGCCACGCCGAGTCGGACTCGACGATATACTGGAGGTCGACACCGCCGTCCTCGTCGTCCGGGGCGCGCTCCTCGGCCGCGTTATACATCGAGCGAGCGACCCGGAGGTTCTCGATCTCGAACATGGCCGCCATGACCGCGTTCGTGATCGCCGCGCTGGACGTATACTTGATGCGGTCGACGAACTCGGGGTGGTTCTTCAGGCGCTTGCGGACGGCCGAGCCGAGGACGAGCGTGTTCGGTTCGAACCCGGTCGCCATGCGGATCATTTCCTTCCAGTCCTCGATATCCGAGAGCGGGCTGGAAGCGTCGTCCTTCCACGACAGGAAGGTCACGCCTTCGGTCGGAGCGGCAGCAACGCCGGTCACGGTCATGCCCCAGACGCCCGTCTTGAAGAACGAGGTCGCCCAGATGCGGTCGGCGCGGATCATCGCCTTGCCGGTCAGCAGGCGCGTGGCGTTCTCGTCGAGGCGAGCCTGCAGACGCGAGTTCTGCCGCTGGCGGTCGTCGATGACGTGCTCCAGCGCCCACTCCTCGGCGACGTAGGTGTCCTCCTTGACCGCGTAGCCGACCTGACGGGGACGGCCGCCGAGCGGGCGAACCGCCATCTCGTCGCGCCAGAAGTAGCCGGGCGGGTAGACGTTGAACTTGCCGGCTTCCTGCGTGACCGGGATTCGGCTCGACGCAGCCCCGGCGACGAAAACGCCGTCCTGCTGGAACAGACCGAACGAGTAGTTGGTCAGGTAGGCGTCCGGGTTCGTGTCCCCGGAGATCGACTTCTTCATGGTTGGATTCCTTCTCCAAGTCACGAGGCCCGGACGGCCCCAAAATCACCCGATCAGATCAGGGCTTGATGCCCATCTGGTCGAACTGCATGTCGAAGACGACGCCCGCTTCGGACGCGGCCGAGATGGCCGTGCCGCAGAGGTCGTCGCCCGAGACGGCGGTGCGCGCGAGGCCGTTGGCCCCCGAGCCGATCTGATCCCCGACCGCGATGGCCTCGCCGGCCAGCACCTTCAGGATGTTGCCGGTCTTGAACGACGTGTGCAGGCCGGCGGCCTTGCCCTCGCTGATCACGCCGGCCACGAGGTCGCCCGCGCCAGCGAGGTCAACGCCCGTTGCGGTGCGCTTGCAGAAGCGCAGTTCCTTGCCGCGCAGGTCGGCGTCGGAGAGACCGGCGTCCGTCTGGGCTCCGGTGAACTTTTCGGTGGCCATGTCTTGCTACTCCACTTCGTTTTCTGGGCGGGGCGACGCTTAGGCGTCGGCCTCGACGGTTTCGGGATAGGCGGCGGCGAACAGGTCGGGCGCTTCGGCCCGGGCCTTCGACATGGCGTCCGCCATCCCGATCTTGTCGCGGGCCATGATCTTGGTGACCTCGCCGTTGAAGTCCGTCCGGGCCTTCGAGATATCGCCGGAGATCTCGGGGGCCTCGGTCGAGCCGAGCGACTTGAACAGGTGCGTCGCGCCCTTGTTCATGGTCGCGAGCGACTTCAGGATATCCTTGCCGGCCTCGGTGGTCTCGCCGACCTGACCGGCCGACTTGAGCATCGCGACGGCGGTCGCCTTGGCGACGTTCGGGAACTCCGTCTCGGCCCGGCGCTCGATGGCGTCGCCCTGACCCTTGGCGGTCAGCGTGACGATCTGGGCCTGCTGCTCGTCGACCTGCTTGGCCAGCATGGCCGCGACCGCGCCGTCCGACTTGCGGATCTCGACGCCGCTGGCCGACTTGTAGACGACCGGGTCGGTCGCGTTCGCGGCCTCGACTTCGGCGGCCTGGTCGGCGGCCGACTTGGCGAGGAAGGCGTCCTGCTTGTCAGCCGGCAGGGCGTCGTAGTGCTTGCGGACGTCGCCGGTCAGCGACAGCACCGCGACCTGCTTCTGCAGGCCGGCGACGGTCGGGTCCGCCTTCTCGACGGCGAGAACGCCCTCGGCCGGCAGTTCGTCCTCGGCACCGAGATCCTTCGCGGCGCTCTTGATGATGCCGACGTGGGCGGCCGGGC